GATTCCATAGAGTTCGAGGTTTGCTATCGATTTTACCAGATGTCACTCCAGTTATAGTTGGAAATAAAGGCGCCGATGGATCTAACCACGGTAGCGATCCCACTCTTACTACAAATGGATCAGACGGAGGATATTCGTCTTTTAATGATCCTACATGTCGAGCTTCGGGTGGTAAGGGCGGAAAACACGTCGCGTCGAACTCCACGACCGTATCCACAGATGCCGATGGTGGAGAAGGCGGACTCGGTAATCGTACTGCTGCAGGAGGAGGAGCCGATGGAGGCGTTGCCGGAACTCCTAGTCCTACCGGTCCTGGAACCCCCGGCACCGATGGTGTAGATGGGACATATAACACTGTAATTTATGATATCGGTGAAGGAGGGGGAGGTGGAGCCGGTGGAGTCGGTAAGTTCGGAACTCCAGTTACCTGTAACGCAGCTACCCGTGGCGGGAGGGGTTCATATAATCCTGGGGATACCTCTGTCTATGGCCCCGGGAGCGCTCAGAGTGACGATCCGGATACCGGATCAGCGTCCATCGTCCCCGGAGATGGTGGAGGTGCCAAAGCATCGCCGTTGAATGGATTGCCATATTCTTATGGTGATTCCGGAGAACATGGGATCGTAATTGTCCGTGTTACAGCGGAATGAGTTTTTATGATTACCATTACTCAAAAAGGATCATTCAAGAACACAGAAAAATATTTAAGTCGACTTAAAACAGCTGAGATATTTGCGGTTTTGAATAAGTATGGATCTCTCGGAGTAAACGCTCTATCTAATGCTACACCAACGGAATCTGGCGAGACCGCAGGATCTTGGACTTATACGATCGTTCAACGACCCGGTTACTACTCAATTCGTTGGCATAATAGTCATATCGTAGATGGCGTACCTATCGCCGTTATTCTTGATTATGGTCACGGTACTGGAACGGGAGGGTACGTTCAAGGCCGTAGCTACATTATGCCAGCTATTCGACCCACATTCGACAGAATGTCAGAGGAAATCGATAAAGAATTGAGGAGGTGACCAAGTAATGACCATTGACGACAAAGTCGTAGCAATGAGTTTCGAGGCCGGTAAGTTCGAGCAAGGCGTTAATTCAGCAATTCGCGCCCTCGAGAAACTGAAGGCCTCACTCAAGTTTCCTAATGCTGGAAAAGAATTGAATGATATCAACGCTGCGGCTAAAAGGGTCGATCTTGGTCACATCGCTAAGGGTGTAGAGGATGTCAAGAACAGGCTTGGAGCTCTAAGACTAGCTGCCATCGCAGCATTCGCTCAAATCGCGACCCGTGCTGTTGCTGCTGGAGCTGCGGTTATCAAATCTTTCACTATTGGTCCGTTAATCCAAGGTTTTCAGGAATATTCGACTAACCTGAACGCCATTCAGACGATTCTGGCGAACACTGAGGCAGCAGGAACAAATCTTCAAGACGTCAATAAGGCGCTTCAGGAACTAAATAGATATTCAGATAAGACCATCTACAACTTCAGTCAGATGGCTAGAAACATCGGTACCTTCACGGCTGCCGGTGTTCAGCTGGATGTAGCTACAGGCGCTATCAAGGGTATCGCGAACCTTGCTGCTCTATCCGGATCAAATGCCGATCAGGCATCAACCGCCATGTATCAGTTGTCTCAGGCAATTGCTGCAGGTTCTGTTAAGTTGCAGGACTGGAATTCAGTTGTCAATGCTGGTATGGGCGGTACTGTATTCCAGCGTGCTTTGGCTAACACCGCAGTAGCCATGGGGACGTTGAACAAGAATGCAGTTAAACTTACTGGTCCGATGAAGAACGTCGCGATCAACGGAGAAGCTTTCCGACAGTCGTTGTCGACGCCAGGTAAGGCTTCTTGGTTGACCTCCGACGTCCTAACAAAGACTCTAGAGCAGTTTACGGGCGACTTGTCCGATGCACAACTCAAAGCCGAAGGATTTAACGACGCTCAAATTAGAGCGATTCAGCAGACGGCTAAGACAGCTATGCACGCTGCCACAGAGGTCAAGACTATTGCTCAGGTCTTTGATGTGGCGAAGGAAACAATGGGCTCAGGTTGGGCTCAAACATTTCAAATTATATTTGGTAACTTCAAAGAAGCCAAGAAGACTTTCACAGACCTTTCAAACGCGATCAACGGGTTTATTAACACCAACGCTAAAGCCCGAAACAAAGTTCTTGGTGATTGGAAGGCTCTTGGTGGAAGAACGGTTCTGATTGAAGGAATTAAGGACGCATTTCATAATTTGGGCGCGATTCTCAGTCCAATTCATGATGCTTTCCGAGATATCTTCCCAGCCACCACCGGTAAAGATCTTTACAACTTTACTGTAGCATTCAAGAACTTCGCTGAGTCACTCAAGCCGACTCCAACAACGATCGATAATCTGCGAAGAACATTCCGAGGATTGTTTGCTGTTCTCGATATAGGCAAACAATTGATTAGCGGGGTGTTCCACGTCTTTGGTCAGCTCTTTGGAGCGGTTGGTCACGGTTCGGGAGGATTCCTTTCGATTACCGCCGCCATCGGAGACTTTCTCGTTAAAATCGACGAAGCCCTGAAGAAGGGTGGAAGACTAAGCGACTTCTTCGATACTCTAGGTAAAGTTATCGCTGCACCAATCGAGTTTATTGGTCAATTGATCAATTCATTCGACAAATTATTCTCCGGGGGAGCTGCCAAACAAGTAAGCGGAATGACCAAAGCCCTAACGCCTTTCCAAAGGGTTTTGGAAGCTGTAGCAGACGCTTGGGACAAGTTCATTTCCAGCTTCTCTCTTGCAGGGAATGTATTCGAACCAGTTATCCAAGCATTTGTGGATGGGATCCAACAACTCGGACCTGCTGTGGCTCAAGCCATCTCGGGTATGAGCTTCGAACCCATCCTGCAGGTCATTCGGACAGGACTTCTTGCTGGTATATTTGTCCTCTTCAAGAACTTCTTTGGTAAGGGCGCCTTTATCGATCAGATTGGTAAGGGCTTCGCTGGAGGGATTCTAGGAAATATTGCGGGCTCGTTCAATGCTTTGCAAGGGTCTCTTCAGGCAATGCAAACCAACATCAAGGCAAAAACTCTCAAAGAAATCGCAATAGCAGTGGCTCTACTAGCAGCTTCAGTTGTGGCTTTGTCGTTCGTAAAGCCTGAGAAGCTTGATAAGGCTATGAGTGCGATAACGCTCATGTTCGTACAGCTTCTTGGCGCCATGAAGATCATGGACAAGATCACGGCTTCTTCTGGATTCATCAGACTACCGGTTATCGCAACTACGCTGATAGTCCTTGCTGCGGCTATTGATCTTCTTGCGATTGCTGTAGCAGCCTTCAGTTTCCTTAGTTGGGAACAATTGGTGAAGGGTCTAGGATCAGTTACAGTTCTTCTCGGGGCGATGGTTGCCGCGACAGGACCATTGTCCAAAGCTTCACCTAGGATGATCGTTGCTGGGGCTGGAATAGCGGCTATTGGCGTAGCTCTGAATATTCTAGCTCTTGCTGTTCGCCAATTCGGCTCCATGAACATGGCGACGCTAGGTAAGGGTCTCGGCTCGGTTGCTGCTGGCCTTGTCATTATCGCCGGGGCTATGCGACTGATGCCTACTGGAACAATTGCTATGGGTGCTGGGCTCATCGCGGTATCTGTCGGTCTTCGTATCTTGGCCGAGTCGGTTGAGAAGCTCGGGATGATGAACTGGAAGGTAATCGGCAAGGGTATGGGCGCTATCGCAGCAGGACTTGTCATTATCGCCGGGGCTATGCGACTGATGCCTAAGGGAATGGTTTTGCAGGCGGTAGGCATCGTCGTAGTTGCTGCTGCACTTCAGGGAATTGCTCGAGCGGTAGAGAGTTTAGGTTCTATGTCTATGGAAGAGATCGCAAAGGGCCTAGGATCGCTCGCATATTCTCTTGCAGTACTGGCTGCTGGTCTGGCTTTAATGTCGGGATCAGCTGCTGGAGCTGCAGCACTAGGTGTAGCCGCCGCAGGTCTAGCACTTCTTGTTCCACCACTGATCCTTCTTGGGAAGCAGAGACTCAAGACTTTGATTACCGGTCTAGTAGCACTGGCAGCTATATTTGGAGTTGTTGCTGGGGCTGCTCTGCTTCTATCACCAGCGATTCCAGTTCTTCTTGGATTCGGTGCCGCAATCACATTGGTCGGCGCTGGTCTAGCTCTAGCTGGCGCAGGTATCGCGCTGATTGGAATTGGTCTAGCTGCTGTAGCCGCGTCAGGTTCAGTAGCGGCTGGAGTTCTCGTTCAGGCGTTTATTGATCTCGTGAAGGGTATCACCGAGAATGCCAAACTACTGGTTCTCGGGTTGCTCGAGGTTGTACAAGCCTTTGCCGATACAGCCCCACAGTTTGTCGACGCAGTGGTCAAGATTCTTGATTCAGTTATTACGGCCATGATTCAGCTCGCACCTAAGTTGGTACCTTTGGTCTATACTCTGATCACGGTTCTGATTCAGGTACTGCAGCAGAATCAGGCAAGAGTGATTCAGGCTGGTTTCGAGTTGTTGATCGCTCTTCTGGTTGGTATTAGAAATAATATCAAACAAATTGTCGCATTGACAATCGAGATCATCCAGGAATTTGTGAACGGTATTGTTAAGAACATTAATAAGCTTGTTTCTGCAGGAGTACAAATTGTAACCGCGTTCCTGAGAGGAATCGCTAACAGTCTAGGAAAGATTGTCACCGCGGGAATCAATATCGTGGTTAGATTCCTCAGTGCTATCGCTAGTGGTCTATCAAGAGTTGTGGCAGCTGGCGGTCGTATCATCGCGAACCTTCTGAATGGCATTGCACAAAACATTCGAAGAGTTGTCACAGCGGGTACGAACGTACTCCTAGCCTTTATTCAAGGTGTAGGCAATGCTGGACCAAGAATCGTTACCGCAGCTACAAATGCGATGATCAAATTCATCAACGCTCTTCAGAAGAATTCTAATCGCTTGCTCGACGCCGGAGCAAACGCGATTATCAAATTCTTGAACGGTGTCGCTGACACAATCGAAAAGCGTGAGCCTGAAATGCGCAATGCGGGTTTCAGAATCGGTGTAGCAATTGTTAAGGGCATGGTTGCTGGTATGGGGAGTATGGCTGGCGAATTGGCGGCAAAAGCCAGGAGTATGGCTTCGTCAGCCAAAGATTCTGCTCTTAAAGCTCTGCATATCAAGTCACCTTCTCAGGTATTCTATGAGATTGGTCAAAACGTGGTTCTAGGTTTTGCTAATGGATTGTCCAACGCCGCAAGCGCGGTAGATGCT